CCGCTGCCGCCGCTGTAACTGCCTTGCGGTACGTTATCGGCGGTTTCCTGCCGTGCCTTATAGGGGTTGTATATGCCGTTTTTCACGTAGTTTTGGCATTGTTTGGTAGGTACGTCTATGGGTGTTGCCTGTTCGGTGTAACAGGTGCAGCTTGTATCGGTTTGCACACAGGCGACAGGGTAGGGCATGGTTTGGATATTACGGTTATGGTTGTTATAGATGGGAGCAGTCCACGGCTGGCCATCTATGGCGGGTTGCCAATCTTCAGGCTTCAGGTTGTTATCAGGCGCAGGCGGTTGCTGATTATTCGCGGACTGATCGGCATAGCTGCCGGTTGCCGGATATTGGCCGTTTGCCTGTTGCTGGTAGTTTTGCGGCTGCTGTTGATATTGTTGAGCTTGTTGCTGCTGGGCTTGTTCGGGATGGACTTTGCGCTGATAGCTTGCCCAAACGTAGGACATGAGATAGCCGACTATAACGATAACAACGGGGATGGTATAAATCCACGCGCTGACCGAGCCTTTGAGTTTGGTGTGTTCGCTGGCGGATTTATACATACCGAACACGCTTTTTTTCGGCATGAATATGCTGTTTTTGGCTTCGGCCACGTCTGCCCGGGCTTCCGGGTTAGCGCAACGCTGCCAGTAGGAGACACGGCGCAGGCCGAGCATGGTACGGCTGATGTTGCGATGCTCACCAATCAGGCTTCTTAAATGAACGTCAATCAACCGCGGATGTTGCGTGAGCACAAAGATATCAATGCCCTTATGGCGATGCGTTTCAAGAGCCTGCACATAGTCGGGTACTTTCGCCCCCGCAGGGCGTGGACGAAAGACCCTTTGCGCTTCGTCAATGACGAGGATTGAGCCGTCCGGCGCCCATTTATGCCAGGTTTCCATGCTTTCGCCTTCGGGTACTTCTTCATGTTTGACTTGTAGCTCCGGTATGCCGTCAACATAGACCGGCCTATTCTGCAAATCTTTTCGATTGAGCAGCATATAGACCATTAGGGAGGTTTTGCCCATGCCGGGCAGACCCGTAATCAATGAAATCATTGCTGTTTACCTTTGAGTTTAAACATTGGCCGCAGTTTTATAAAAACATGATGATGGCGGGAATAACCACGGCAAAGCCGGCTAGAAAGTAGATTTCAGGTGGCATTATTGATTTTCCTGTTGCAATTCCTGCTTGATTCGTTCCACACGCTCATCCAACGCACCGGAGTTAGCTTCTTTTTCCCAATCGTCTGATTCCGCAACCGCTATTTCCAAAGCTTCATCATCTAACGACATATCGGATTCCGGCGGCTCATCGTCAGATTCAGAAGGTTCATACTGTTCAGCCAACCTATCCGTTTCCTCTAATTCCGCAATACGGCTATAAAATTCATCCGAACCGTATTCATGACCTTCTTGCAAAGCGGCACTGGCATTAATTTCCCACCGCTCATTTTCTAAATCGTATTGCAAACCCGGATCTTCTTCAGGACTGTCCGGCATATTGTCCGGCGGTTCTTCTCCATCCAAACCTTCATATTCAATTAATGGGTCACTACTTGGAATATATGTTTCTTGTTCTTCTTCACTCATTGGATCTTCATCCAAGTTTTCCAGTCCGTTTTCATTCAACGCTTCTGATTCTTTAGCTTCCTTACGACTTTTTCTAAAGCCCAAGGCATCCATGATGGCGCTTCTAAACAAGCGCAGAGCGGCATAGAAAGCCAGCCCAATCAGCGCCCATTTAACCGCTTCCGCACCGATTAAATACATATCGGTTTGAATGGGCGCGGTATATTGCTGAACGCTGGTAGAAACGGCTTTAGCGGGATAGCCCCCGCCTTTAACCATTTCAATGCCTTTTTTGGGCGGCTGAATTTTGTTCGGATCGCTCATTTTTCTGGATTTTCATTGGTGTGACGGAATACGCGGATTGTCCAACGGATAACGAAGGCGAAAGCGGCAACTGATATGGCGACTGAAGCGACTAGGGCGCCATCTTTAACGTAGGCGGCCGGATCGCACGGCGTGAAAGTGAGCTTGACTTCCTGCGAGCCGTAATACCACTTGCCGTTTTGATAAACGGGCGTTTTTAAACTTCCATCCGCGGTAATGGCGGGCACCACTTGGGACATTTTGTAATCGGACGCTTCCTGCACAGAGCCGAAGCATTGACCTCCTGCCAAATAGCCTTCCATGATGCCTGCCCTTACTCTTTACACCGCGCGTTTGATCAAACGGATACCGGCAATGAAGGCGATACCGATCAGGCCGATAGACACAGCGATACCACCAACGGCCGCCAAGTCAGCTTTAAAATCGGTTGTCGCGGTAGTTACTGCATCAGCTACCGCACCAGCGTAAGAGTTGGTGGCGATGAAGGCAGAGGACATAACGGCCAGAGCGGCCAATTTATTTTTGAACATAACGTTCTCCTTTAAAAAGTTTTAATCGGGCATTGACTTGATTAACGCCGCCCGGATAGCGTTAATTCTTCGTGATAAAAAACAGCAAAATCATTGGAGACATCAGTAATAAAATTTGAATAGACATATTTATTAATTCTTGTTCCACAACCAAGGGAACAATGATGTGAGCAATACCGGTTAACATTTCTGCTCCACATAAAAATTGGTGGGCGGCTTCTCAAAGGTTTAATGTCGCTGGCCGCCCGGCAACGACAGGAAGCCCATTACTGCTTGGTTTCTTTGTTCGATTCTTGCGGTACGAAGAAGGCGAAAACGGCAAACTCTGAACCCAGTTCGTCTATTCCGGCTTCCATTGCATCGGCACGGGTTGAGAAATGCCCGGCCAACTTGAGATAGGGCGTTAAACCTATGCCGCCCGTTCTTTCCGGGTACAGGAATTCGAAGGTGTCCAAATCCTGCACGATGTAGCGTTCTTCCATGGCTTACGCCTTTCTATTTTTTGGCTTCGGCAACCGGTCGGAAGTCTTTCATAACGACGGTTTCTTTGCCGCTGCCGTTGGTTACGCGGGCAAGTTGGATTTCCAGCTCACAAGGGAAGGTCAGACCGGCAAAACGGTCAAAATTGCTGCTGCTGCCGAAACGAACTTTAGCCAAGCCAAGACCCATTGCATTGCCGCTGGCATCATTAAAGGGAGCAGCACGGAAAACGGTGCATGAATCAATTTCGCTGCCGTCAATTTCGCCTTTAAAACGGGTTACGCCCATGATGATGGCGCGTTCGAAAAGGGGCTGTTGTAATTTGCTGAAATCCATTTGTTAATTCCTTTCTTGAATGAAAAAGTGTTCGTAGTCTTGCTGATTTACTAATGCTTCTGTGACTCTATGAGCATTACTCAATCTATCTTCATAAGCATCATCTAAAAGATAGTTATCCAAAGTCATTTTGAATTGATCTATATCCAATGGTTTGAAGCCTTCGTCATGCAGGTAATAAGTTTTGATGGCTTCGCAATCGTATTCGGAAGGATCTAAACCTTTCGGATATTTATTTTGTTCCCCGCACAATCTTTTAACAATTTCTTTATCAGGTAGCCCTATATCGACTAGAAAGCGGACGAAGCGGCCTACTTGGTTTTTTGCGTGAAATTCTTTTTGGTCAAAGGACAGGTTTACTGTTTGGGTTTTGGTTTCTATACGGCTGGCCGGTGTTGTAAAAAGTTGCTCGCCAATCGGAAATGCGCCGGTCAGGTATTGCCCGGGATACAGCAAAATATCTATGGGTATCAGGCAATCGTGTTTTCTGAATTCAACTTCAAAACGAACCCACGGGCTGTTTTCATCTCCAAACTTTTTGCCTTTTTCATAAATTCGCAACAGCTTGGAAGAGCCTTTGCGGCCTATGTATAGGGTTTTGCCGGTGTTGTCCTCGTTCATCCATGCCGTGCCGCGGCGTTCGATTTTCGGGCGAATGTTATGGTTGTCGTACAAACCCTTTGCATGATCGGAAATGCCTTGCTCCGGGGTGTATTCGCCATTGAAAAAATCATGGGCAACGTCGCAACGGGTAATACGGGCGTTAATGGCCACCTGCAAAAATTGATAAAGGCGAACTTCCCAGCCGGGCTTTGCGGCTTGGCAACCGGTGCCGGTCAAATCGACTAAGACGGTATCGCGCTGACCGCCGTAATGCAGGGTGCCGTATGGAGCGTTATCGGGGCCGACTTGGTAATAGCCTTGGTAGAAAAACTTGCCTTTACCGGGCATTTTTTTGGTCAGGCCGTAGCCGAAGATTTTTTGTAACATTTCGCTGGCCACCACGATGTATTCGTTATCGCCGATGATGCGATTCTTGAAATATTCAATCAGGCTTTCCCGTCTGAAAGTGAAAGTCAGATAGTCGATTAGGGCGCCATCTTCACGGCCTTTGCGTAATGGGATTTCTATGAGCTTGCCGCGCTGGTTAGTCACGAAGGTTTTAAAGTATTCGCTTTCCTGATAGGCCGCCCAGTCAATTTTTTGCTCCCCCGCTAATGGTCTTTGGGTTTTTTGCTCCCCCCCTGTTAGCCTAGGGGGGCGATTGTCGCCGGCC